ACTAAGTTGGCTATTGCTAACAACTTAAGCGATTTGGACAACGCTACAACAGCACGAACGAATCTTGGACTTGGCAACGTAGCAACACTTACAACAGGTGTGGCAAATGGAAACGTGATTGTAGCGGACTCTACTGGACTTCCTGCGATAGATGGTAGTCAATTGACAGGAGTGACAGCCAATGATTCGACTCGATTAGCTAAAACTCAAAACCTTGGTGATTTAACTAATGTAGCGACAGCGAGGACTAACTTAGGCCTTGGCAATGTTGCAACGCTGACAACAGGTGTGGCAAATGGAAACGTGATTGTAGCGGACTCTACTGGACTTCCTGCGATAGATGGTAGTCAATTGACAGGAGTGACAGCGACCGACTCAACCAAGCTTGCTATTGCAAACAACTTAAGCGATCTAAACAACGCAGGGACAGCGAGGACTAATTTAGGTCTTGGCACAGCGTCAACAAGTGCAAGCAGTGACTTTTTAAGTGCAACAGGAGCGGACTCGCTTGGTGGAAATATAGATGTCAACGGTCATGATATCATTTCATCTTCCAACGGTGATATTGAGATTGCTCCTGATGGAAACGGATCATTCATCATCAAGGGCAATGCAACAAGTGGAAGTGGGCGAATTGTTCTAAACTGTGAGCAAAACTCACATGGGATCACTTTAAAAGGCCCTCCGCATTCTGCAGGTGCTAGTTATACTTTGACACTTCCAAATGATGACGGTGACGCAGGTGAAGTTTTAAAAACTGATGGAAATGGAAATCTTGATTGGGTTGCTCAGAGTGGTGGTAATCTTCCGACTGTAACAAGTGCTTCGACTACTACAACATATCCATCGAGCGGAGATTTAGCATCAAGCGGATTAGAACAGATTTATTTATTAACTCCCACAAATAACACTACTGTAAATCTAGCTCCTGCCGCCAGTTGTGGAAGTGGATTTAAGTATCAAATTAAAAATCTTGGATCTCATACAATTACTCTCGATCCAAATGGGTCTGAGTATATTGATCATAGTAGTCAGACTACGTTCGCAATATCAGATCAATACACAAGTATTACTCTCGTCTCTGATGGGTCAAATTGGTTCATTATTTAGGAGCATAAAATGACCTACAATACAAAAAATCAGAATACTTTGTATGCTGTGCATTTATTGAGTAGCGCTACAAGTTTAAACAGTGGAGATGCTGTACCTTATATTATTTCAACATCAACAAGCGGTCATGGAATCACTGTGTCTGGTGGAGTTATAACGTTAAGTAAAGGCGATTGGTTGATTTCATTTACAGCTGAATCACAAAATACAGCAGCTTATACAGCAGACATTTATATAGATAGCGTAATTGATAGCACATTTCCTCAAATTAAAAATAAGAGTTCGACATCAGAGAGCAATTTAGAGAGTACAGCAATCCCCATTTTGAGTGATGGCAGTACAACTATTGAAATAAGAGTAAACAGTGCTGTCTCTATTAGTGAAAACTCAGACTGTCTGATCTATGGATTTAAATTATGACATATCAACCAAAAAAAGGTTTTTTCATTGTTGGTTTTACAACATCTTTGCAAGGGAAATCTGGCACATCAGGAACTATTGATCTAGATGAGTTTTACACGTCAGCAGGTCAACTCACAGGCACTCCGAAAACAAACGGACTTGCTATATCCGAGACTCAGGCAGACAGCATAAGTGGTTATGGCCCTTATTTTTCACAGTCGCCAAGTTCTTCAGGGGGATTCGGTGCTGATGTGCCGGAAACTCTAGGAGCGAGAGGTCAAAGCGGTGGCTTAGGCTGTGGAATTATATCTAGTGCTGATGTTCAGATTTATTTTAGAGCGCTTGACAGTGATAGAGTCTTAGCAGAGAGCTATATAGCGTGTTACGGAGGCATAGTATGACATTTATAATGAGTCAAATAGCGGAGAGCTCTAATCACAGTCAGTCAGCATTATTAAGTCCGACTAGTGTAGCAGCCGACGAGCGGATGCCCTGTGCTTCAATAACTCATAGTGGGCTAACAGTAAATGCTAATGGTCAACTTGTTCTAAACACTGGACATACGTTTTTATTGATGGCTAGTCATTATATTGAAAGAGCGAGCGGATATGGTCAAATTGAAAGCCAGTGGTATGATGTGACAAACTCAACTTTTGTCGGTCGTTCAGTTAAAAGCTGGCTTAACACTACAAACACAGGAGGGAAGAGAACAGCGGTAGCACGTTGTTTAATTGTGCCTACAGTTCAGACAACTTTAGAGATGAGGATTGTTTCTGTGACAGCTGGAACTGTAGTAAATAATAATTCGCTCTTTGATTACGTCGGAACACCTTGGTATAGCGTCATTTCATTTTAGAGAGGTAAATCATGATTGATCAATTATTATCAAATAAAGATACAATTCCCTATGCTCTAGCATGTTTTTGCATCGTGCTCGCCATGGTTATTGGTTACATCTTCGGCTATCAAGAGCCATCTGCAGTATGTGCAGAATACATTATTACAGCAGATGAGCAGACTAAAAAAGCTCAGGAGCTAAATACAAAGCTAACTGAATGTGAGAGTAAAAAAGCAGGTGGCTGTGTGCTTAAGTGTAGCTCGATATGTGATAAGCAAGTTTTAAAAGCTTTAGAAAATCACAAAGCTATTTTATGTGAGGATTAGCATGATTACCCCATTTACTTTGCTGTTTATATTTACATCACTGTTACCTGCAAACATACCCCCAAATCTAATCTATATGGGGCCACATGTTGAGCCCATTCATAGTATTAAGGTAAGGCGAGGCCATGTAGTAGATGGTACATCTATGCTACTAACGCCATCTAACTTTATTAGGTTAAAAAGCGTTGTAGAAAACTCACCTGACCTTTGCACTCTGGCTGTAGATGAATCTGTAAAAAAGTGCTTAGAGGGCTTAGAGAGAGAGAAGAGAATCATGCATGAGAGAGAGCTTGATGATCAGCTATTGATTAAAAGCTATGAATCAAGGTTGCTTAAAGTAGAGTCTGAGCTTGATGCTAGTTTACAAAAGCAACGTGTGCTATTATTTACAGCAGTAAGCTTAGCTTTAGTAGCTACAGCAGGTGTTACATTAGCAGTCAGGTGATAAGATGGAAACTATGAGCCCTATTAATATAGGCACGCTATTAGCATTAGTAGCATTTTGGTTTAGCACTACTAAAGAGAAAGCCCAGCAGGCTGAGGAACTTGGTAGGATGAAGCAGCAAATCAAAAGTCTTGAGACTAGGGCAGCTAATGTAGATGGGCAATTAATTGAGATTAACTCTAAACTAAATCAGCTAGTAGAATCTAATGCCAGATTAGAGACCCAACTTAGCTTGCTCGTAAGTCAGCAGTGAAGTCTAAGCATTTAGAGTTTAGAATTGCTCAATGTGATCTAATAGCAAGCCTCTCACCTTGCCCAAGGCGCAAGGTAGGTGCACTCATAGTAGATCCGCTTACTAATAGCATAATCAGTGAGGGCTATAACGGCACGCCTCGAGGCTCAAAGCACAAGCTATGTGGAGGACATACCTGCAAAAGGTCTGAGCTTAATATAGTTAGTGGTACTCAGAATGATGTAGGCTGTCATCATGCAGAGGGTAACGCTATATTAAATGCAGTTAGGGTAGGCACGTCTACACTAAACAAATGGCTATTTGTTAACAGTGAGCCTTGTTTAATGTGTGCTAAAGCTATTCATCATGCAGGTATATCTGTTATATATTGCCCTAATCATAATGGCTCTGGCATCAAGTATCTATTAGAGAATAATGTAGAGATTAAGCAGTTTTAGACTCGAAGCTGTTCACATAATCGTAAGCACTCCAATCATCAGGACTCATCTGTCTAAGTACATCTACACCCTTTACCATTAGCTCATCAGTAGTTAATGCACATACTGCTCTTAGTGTCTCGACAAAAGCAGGCACTTTTAAGCGTGGCCCATACCAAGCAGGCTTAAACATGCTTAGGGCTTTATATTGACTTTTAAACACTGCATGAGCTTTAGGTGACTCCTTTGTATTAAACCAATCGTCTTTCATCTCTGGCATTAATCTAGTAGCTGAGTGCATAACATGAGAGTAGAAAAAGTCTAGCATCTGATCACCTGTCAGCTCTGAGAGCTTGATGCCTTTAGCCTTAAGAAGCTTCTTTACTTCTGACTCATTGAGATTGTGTGACTCACACACTGCATAGAAATCATCTACAGTATCAACAGTGTGCATGTGCCTCTCTACAGGTGCAGGCTGTGCAGGCTTAGGCTGAGGTGGATTAGATGGCTGAGGTGCAGGCATAGGCTGTGGCTGTGCAGATGGCGCATACTTAACATCATCCTCCCCCAGTGATCGAGTAGTGATTTCAAATCTCTCTTTATCAGTTAAGGGCATATTATCTGCAATCTCATCAGATGAGTAGATACCAGCAACGGCATCAGGCCACACAGCCCTGCATGCTGCAGTAATGCATCTGGCTCTCAGCATCTGCAAGGGCATACGCTTCCAATTAGAGTTATTTGTAAGGCCCATCTGATGAGCTTGTTGCATAGTAAAAACTTGCTTGTGTATTGTTTTGCTCGCATCATCTGATCTAACACACTCGATAACACAAGCCTCTGCATCATGATGTACAATTTGTATGCGCTCTACAAGTCCTGAGTTATATGCAATCCCTGCAATAGCATCAGCTCTCATAGTGGGCTTGCCCTTGATAGATGCAGTATTTACCATGACTTGACCCATGTCATAGTTCCAATGATGGCCAAATGAGGCATGACATTTAAGCAGATCCATAGCATCACGATTATTGTTATTAGACAGCATCAAGGCAATATCCCAAGCATCTTGTCTAGTCTCTGGCACCCATATAGATTTAGTGTTTTGTGTACTCATTTGAAGCTCCTGAGTAATAAGTTGAACATGTATTATAGTTAGATTGTTTTTTACATCTTGTCAAATAAAAGTTTAACGAATAATAAAACTAGTAACGATTATTAAGGTCAAGATACATATCATCTGTGGGCTCCTCTTCAAGGTTCTCTACAGCATTCATTATTTCATGCTCATAATCTGCAGTGTGTGACTCACACCATGTTCTGACATGATTATATTTAGCGGGCATATCATCTGCTTTAGTAACAAGTACGACACGCCAAGGGCTCAGTCTGTTTATTAGATCGTTAGCACACTCATCAGCAGGGGCCATGCCAAAGGGTAACAAAAACAGGATTGAGATGCTAAGCGCCATTAGCAGCACATAAGCTAGAATAGTTGAATCGGATTTAAATTGGTTATCTGGGTGCATTGTTCATTTGCTCCTTAGTGTTTAATTGTTTCTCATAAAGTCAAGAGGTGAAAAAGTAATCTCAAGCTGTAATAGATTTGCTGAGGTGGCGAGCTTCTCAGCTAGATTTAAACTGCATGAGCGATGATTATTAATAATGAGTGATAGGTAATTAATGCTAGTGCCTGATAAGTGAGCTAAGGCCTGCAATTTAACTGAGCGTTTTAGCTGCTCTCGCTTCTCTGCTGTCATTCTCTGACTCCTAAAGTGAATAATGATGTAAGATTGTTAAACTACTTTTTACACACTGTCAAATAAAAGTCTAACAAATAAATAAAAAAAGTTTTGACCATGTGTAAAAGCTCATATATGTATAAGCTGAGGAGGTAATCAAATGAACAAATTAAATGAGTGTGATTTAAGGCGCTCGATAATGAAAAGCACAAGCTTTACACCTGCCACTAAACTTACACTACTCGCCATCCTGCTTAAGGTTGATTGGGAATCATGGCAGGGCCCTTGCACTATCTCAGAGCTTGAGACACTGGCAGGGCTAAGCAAGCGAACTGTGCAGACTGCTATTAAAAGCTTAACTGATGCAGGCATTATTTATAGGGCTTGGACTGTGATGAGTGGGCGCAAGCTCCCTGTTATTATTTTATACACTCATAAGATCATGGGGGTGCAAAATCTGCAGGGTGCAAAATCTTCAGGGTGCAATTCTCACACCTATAGGGGTGCAGGATCTGCGCATAGGGGTGCAAATCCTGCGCAAAAGGGTGCGAAATCTGCACCCTTACAATATAACAATATTAACAATACTATTTTACAACCTTATGAACAGCCACAGACTTTAGCTTATAAAGCTATTAATGATGTGGCTCATAACTCATCTCTACCTAAAGCCCAGCACAAGTTAACTGCTGAGATGATTAAAACCATTGAGAGCCATGCTCAATACTCTGGGCATGATGAGAGAGTAACGGTAGCTCGAGAGCATCTAAACATTAAACTATTAAAAGGGGGTTTTTATGAACAGCTCTAATCATGGCATGCAAAAGCTCATTACACCTGAGATTATAAATCAGATCAACAGACTTAAAGCAATGCGAGCGCAACAGCTAGTCAAGCCTGCCAAACCTAAGCTATCATTCAAACATCTAAACCCATCTAATTTAGAGGCTGAGGGTTTTGTGCATCTAACATCATCACGATTTAGCACTAAGCATGTGCCTTATTGTGGGCATTGCAATGATGGATGGGCAGATGCAGGCATAGAGAGAACTGTTAAGCTCTGCTCAGATTGTGAGATACCTAGACGCAAGCTTAAACGCCTCAATGATTTAAGCTTACCCTCTGATGCTAATGGTGCTCATCTTGGTATGTATGAATGGGATAGTTTACAGCAAAAAGAGAGAATACAGAATCTTTTAGGGTGGCTGATGTATGGGCGTGCTCACTCTCCAAACTCACCTTCTGTTTTAATGTATGGCTCACCTGGCAACGGTAAAACTACCTTGCATTATGCACTAGCTAAAGAGGCTGTATTCAATGATCATAGAGTTAAGTTTACCACTCACACTGCTTTGCTTGAATCTGTTAAAAGCACCTTCGGAAGCTCAGAGAAAAACCCTTTATCTGATGGCAAATGGCTTAAGGGTGTAGACCTGCTTTTATTTGATGAGCTAGGTGGGATAGGTGGAAAGTCAGAGATGAGTAATTGGGCTTACACTCAGTCAGTAGACATCATAGGCCATATTTATGAGAGATGGGCATCAGGCTCACTCTCTGTAGTTATGACTAGTAACCTCACACCTAAGCAGATTGCTAAATACTTTCAGTATAACAAAGCAGTAGGTTCTAGATTAATTGATATGTTTGGTGAGCCCATACACATGAGCGGGCCAGATAGGCGAACTAATAAACATCTCAGCAATGTATATGGGTTTTAATATGTTTTATTCACATGCTGCTAATGATGACAGATCAAGATACCTAAACCCTCGAAACATGTTTGATCATGCTATTATTAGTGATGATGGCGAGCGGTGCATATATGATGAGAAGCGAGTATTACAAGCATTAACTGATGATTATAAGCAGGGCATAGATCAGCAATGTAGATGGGCATCTGATAGAGCTAGATTAATCATGGCTAGACGTGATGCTATTAGGTTTTTACGCTTCTTACAACTGGGCTGTTATTGGTGCCATGGCCCTTTAATCATAAATCTATCGACAAAGATACAGTTTTAGTGCACGCTACATCTCCTTTTAGTGAGGTCACTTTTTAACACATTTATTAAAAATAACTTTTTGATAGGGATGTTAACAAGTCTTAAGTTGGTACCTTTTGACCTCACTTTTTTATTGCATGCTGACTGTTAACAGTGTTAACCTGCTTTTATAAATCGTTATATAAGCGAGGTGATTTTATGTCAGACAATCAAACAACAGTAGTAGGCATCAGGCTTACAGATGCTGAGATTAAGGCTCTAGATATTTTATCTAGTCAATATGATCAAACTAGGTCTAAGATAGCTCGATACTTTTTTGAAGCAGGTAAGCGAGACTATGTTAACAGAGCTAGAAAAACTAAAGATGAGTCTAACTCAGTGCCAAGTTTATTACAATTTTTGGAACTCTCAGAGGCATCTACCCAGAGCGGCGGAAAGTGCTAATCATTTCGCTCAACGCATATTAGACATTAAAAGGCGCATAAGAGAACATGATAAACAAGATCACACTGATAGGCAATGTGGGCAAAGATGCAGAGCTAAAACAGACTCAGAGCAGTAAGTTTGCACGCTTTACATTAGCTACATCTAGCAATTATAAAAACAATGCAGGTGAGTGGGTTAAAGAGACTGAATGGCATAACATCAAAGTTTGGGGGCTCACTGCTGAGAGAGCTATAGAAAGATGCAGAAAAGGTCAGCTAGTTTTTGTTGAGGGTAAGCTTGTCTCTTATGAACATGAGGGGCGTAGATTATGGGAAGTCAAGGCAGATGTATTTAGAGTGCTGACTAAAGATCAGGCACAGACTATGCACCCATCATCCGAGCCCATAGCACCTGATCAAACTACTGTAGAGCCCTCTAACCCTTGGAGTTACCCAATCCCTAAAAACAGGCCAGACAGAAGAGCTGGCTGGCCGATAAAGGTATAATTATGAGCGCATTAAATGAGATAAAACAGTGTTTATCACAGACTACCGAGTATGGAAAAGGCTCACCATCTAAATATTTGATAGAGCAGCTTTTAAACATATCTCAGATAGATAAAAAGGCAAAATTTGATAAATATAGAAATGATAATATTCCACATAATGAAATTAGCCTAAGAAAAAGTGTAATCAGTTTTACTAAATATTATCTAGATGAGCTTATAGAGGCTAAAGATGATGATGCTGTATTTAATCACTACATAGAAACCGTAAGATGGATAATCCGATTAGGTCGAGTTTTGACCACAAAAAACGAACAAAAACCCAAATAAAAACAATTTGGTAAACGATTTTAAACAACTAAAGGCCTGCCCATGCAACGCCTTACACAGACAGACCCTTAGGAGCAAATGAACATGAGTAAACTAACACGTAAACCCTTTAACATTCAAACTTTAATTTTCAAGGCTGGAGATAAGCTAAAAGATATACCTAATCTAAGTGATTGGCTGATAGAGCACAGAGCCGAATACACCACTGGGGAAATAGCAGAGTATTTAAAAAAGAGTGGTGTACATTTTAAAAGAGTCCAATATGTATCTGAGTTATCAGGTTATTTACCACCTAAAAGAAGCTTATTTCTATCTCTTGAACCATATATCGAGCGCCTCCGTGTGCTCTATCTTGAGAACTATAGAAAAGTTAAGCCAAAGCCAGACAGTTTATATTATCAGCCTACATCTACTCTAGATATGCAAGTCTTGACTCAATGGGTGCAAGAAATTAAACCGTTACGAGGTTTAAAATATACATCACTAAGGGGCCTTGCTCTGTATCATCTTGACAGAAAGCTTATTCAGCAAGCTAGGCAAGATGCTTTTTCAACAGTGCAAGCTGAGATTGAAGCAGGTGTAGAATATAATGATTTAGGTTTATTCTCTATAATGCCAACTCATCAAAGTACACTCTCAACTCATGAATCTAAAAACAGTGATGCAGAGGCTTTAGTGGTCTTGCTTGATGTAGTAGAAAAGCAAAAAGAGGACATTGCTAAATTAAAGAATAGGATTGAGCAGATTGAAACCCTACTAGATATAAAAGTTCAAGATCTACTAAGGGCAGTTAAATGAAAAGTAAAGGTATAACTCAAATCAAAATTTTAAATGATTTATATGATCCTGTAGATTATGAATTAGACTGGCTTAACGTTGCTGCAATCTCAGAAAGTAAGATAAATAATCATACTAATATAGTTTTAATAAGTGGTGAGCAGTTAACTGCTCTTTTGCCCATAACTTACTATACTCTTACTTGGGTGTTAAATGATACTAACGTATTATTCAATTTACAAAATGACGTTATATTTAATCGTGAGTGTGTTTATAATCTAGCTTTAATGCATAAAGGTTTATATTATTTAGGTTGTTCAAGTTCTATAGCTCATCATGATATAGCATACATAAATTATAATAATATAGATCACTTTAACACTAAGGATAGAGGCGTTATAAGTATTACTCTTAAAAATGGCACAGAGCATGATGTAAATGCTGAGATTGATATATTATTTCGACATGCTGATTTTGATCTTTTATTTGTTTTAGGTAGGGCTATCAAATGATGTTTACAGATACTAAATGCGAGCTTATTGATTCTATGGGCACAGATCTCTCAGTAGTTAATGCTGCCAGAGTATCATTTAATAAGCTATCTGATGAGCCACAGGTAACAGAGAGAGATATAAAGCTTTTAAACTTTCTAGCTGATCATGGGCATACCTCACCCTTTGAGCATTGCACAGCTACATTTATGATTAAGTGCCCTTTGTTTATTGCAAGGCAGATCATGAGGCATCGAACATTCAGCTATAATGAAATAAGCAGGCGCTATACATCATCAGATTTAGAGTTCTGGGCACCTACCCAATTTAGAGCGCAGGCTAAGAAAAACCTGCAGTGTTCTGATGGTGTGCTAGATTACTCAGATGAGCTAATACAGATCTATGAGAATATGGTTTCTGAGGCTCATGCGCTTTATCAAGAGCTTTTAGATGAAGGTGTATCAAGGGAGCAAGCAAGGGCAGTACTACCTCAGTGCATGCACACCTCTTTTTATATGACCGGTAATCTTTTAAATTGGATTAAGTTTATTAAGCTTAGAGACTCAGAGCATGCACAGCCTGAGGTTAATGTTATAGCGCAATATATAAAGGCTGAGCTAGTTGAGCTATATCCTCACTCTATGGAGGCATGGTTCAAATGAATACAAGCAAAGCAGATGCAATTAGAAAAGCTATCGAGCTAAAGCAGATAGGCTACACTAACAAGAGCATAGTTAAACAGCTTGCAGATTTAGGTTACTATAACCCTACTACTCTTAAGCCATGGACTGCAGGCATGATACAGCATAGACTACATGATCTAAATGCTGAGAGTCAGAATGACAGTAAAGCCAGGTTAGAGGCTATTAAGCTGAGAGAGCAGGGCTATAGAATAAAGCATATAGTTTTAGCATTAAAGTCTGATGGATATATAAACCTCAGAACAGGTAACCCATTTGGGCTCTATTCAGTAAATCAATGGTTAAAGGGCATCGAGCCTGTAGCACTTGCTAAAGCTAAAATACTAGCTAGAGAGCTTGCAGACTGTGGCCTATATCCTGCTAAAATCTCGAGGTCATTAGCAGAGATGGGCTATACTAATTTAGATACAGGTAAGCCTTACTCTAAATCCGGCATAGAGAATTGGATTAACAAGTGAATAAGGCAATTAGTGAACCATATTATGCGCATGAGGGCTCAATAGTTATTCATGGTGATAGTCTTGATGAGCTTAAGCAGTTACCTGATAACTCAGTAGACTCTGTAGTAACAGACCCGCCTTATGGTCTAGGCAATACCTCAGCAGCTAATGTGGCAGATTGCCTAAAGGCATGGGCTAATGGTGATGAGTGGATGCCTAAAGGCTCCGGCTTTATGGGTAAGGCTTGGGATGCTTGGGTGCCTCCACCTGCTCTATGGTCTGAGGTGCTTAGAGTATTAAAGCCAGGTGGGCATGCTTTAGTATTTGCAGGCTCACGCACTCAAGACCTCATGAGCATTAGCATGAGGCTTGCAGGCTTTGAGTTAAGGGATGTGCTTATGTGGCTCTATGGCTCCGGCTTTCCAAAAAGTCATGATGTGAGCAAGGCCATAGATAAAAAGCTAGGTGCTGAGAGAGAGGTAGTAGGTAAAAAATCAGATACAATATTAAAATCATTTCAAAAGTTTAAAGAGCAAGATGGGAGAAAGAAAAAAACAGACTTTAGTACTATTGGTTATATAACAGCCCCTGCCACAGAACAGGCCAAGGCATGGGATGGATGGGGCACAGCCCTTAAGCCCGCTTATGAGCCAATCATCTTAGCTCGAAAGCCATTAGCAGGCACTGTGGCTGATAACGTGCTTACTCATGGCGTGGGGGGGCTTAATATAGATGGGTGTAGGGTAGAGACTAATAGAACTAGGGTTCAAGGTTCACAAGTAGTAACAGGTGTAACAGGTATGCAGGCTAAGCCTAGAGCAGGTGGTAAGATATATGATAAAGGTTTATGGCCTGCTAACATACTATTAGACAATGCTCTACAGGATCCACTGATTAAACGCTACTTTTATTGTGCTAAGCCATCACCTGCAGAGAGGCAAGCAGGCGTAAAAGATACAGAGCTACAAAAAAACATACATCCCACCGTTAAGCCAATTACCTTAATGAGATACTTATGCAGGCTGATCACTCCTAAAGGTGGCACAATCTTAGAGCCCTTTGCAGGCTCTGGCACTACACTTATAGCCTCTCATCTTGAGGGCTTTAAACATATCGGTATAGAGAGAGAGGCTGATTATGTCAGAATCATTAGAGCAAGGCTCAGACATTGGGCAGGGGTTAGAGATCCTAGCGAGACTCAGAAAACATCTAATCAAAGACAGCTCAGCCTGTTTAGCTAAAGAGTCTGCAGATCTATATTATCACATAGAGAAAACACTTTTATCTGAATTGAGAGAGCACTATGAAAAGCAAAGGCAAGTCAGGGCGCAAAACTAAAAAAACACCTGAGAGAGTAGAGAGGCTACTTAGCAATCTGAGAGAGGGCTTGAGTCAAGCAGCATCTATTAGTCAAGCCGGCATAGCAAAAACTACCTTCTATAATTGGCTTAAAGATGATGAGCAATTTAAAGCAGATGTAGAAGCTGCTGAGGACTTTGCAGAGGCTGTGCAGATAGCTCAGATAAAAGCATTAGGTGAGGCTAAATTAGATTGGCGAGCTTATGCATGGTTATTAGAGCGCAGGTTCCCAGATAGATGGTCTGCTAAACGTGAGACTGAGGTAACTATAAATCAATCTAATGGGCATGCTGAGGTATTAAGCATGATCAAGCAGGCCCAAGGCCTTAACGCTGATGATGAGCAGTCTGATGAGGACTAAATGCATATTCAGCTTAATACATTGCAGAGATCAATTATCAGCAGAATCATTAATCAAGATGAGATTATATCTGCTAGGTGTGGATGGGGCTCAGGTAAGACCTCTGCATTAGTATTTAGCTTACTTACTGTGAGCAAGTGGCGTGCAGGGTGTAGCTCTCTGCTCATAACTGACACTAACTCTAGATATAATTCAGTACTCATGCCTGAAATAGCAAAATGGCTAGAGCCTTTAGGATGGGTATATAATCACACTTTGAGGCTTTGGACAGATACACATACAGGCTCGACTGTGTGGTGCAGATCATACTTTAGGCCGGGCACTCGAGAAGCTACCCATAATCCTTTAGAGGGTCTAAATATAACTAGTGGCGTGTGCTTAATAGATGAGTGTCAAACATTAACAGCTGAGGTAGCCCATAAAGCTTTAGGGCGTTTAAGAAGTGGCCCTAGTCCTATCATGATCTTAGTTGGCTTGCCTGTGGCAGATGCTTGGTGGTGCAACATGGCAGAGGAGGCAGGCTTTGAGCCTCTGCTTTTTACTAGCTATGTTAATCAAGCTAATCTCTCAGATGCATGGTTTGAGGCTACCAAGATGCTGCCGGAGGCAGAGCGTGAGGCTATGGTGATGAACAAGCCTGCACCACCTACAGGCCTTATCTATAATGAGTTTAATCATAATCACATCATAGAGGGGTGGCAGTATCAAGAGAACATGACAGGGCGGATAGCTATAGACTGGGGTTTTAGAAAGCCTAGTGTATTAATTATGGCCTATGATGATGAGTTACAAGCCTCTGTAATCTGCTATGAGATCAATCCGGCAGAGGTCACAACAGCCCAATTAGCTGAGATGATACTCAAGGTGGCGTGGCCTAGATCGCTTAAGGCTCAAGCCAATGGGCCTAAGGTATGGCTTGATGATGGTGTGGCAGATAAGGCCGGCAAGGCTCGCAATGATCAAACCGGCCAAAGTGCTTTTAGAGCAATGCGCAAACCACCTGAGCAAGGTGGGTTAGGTATGCACCTTAGGAATACATCAGACCCTATTAGGGTAGATATACTTAATGGCATACAGAGGCTTAAGAGAGCCTTTAACTCTAAGCGTTATCTCATCACTAAAGAGGTATGGGATAGGGGCGAGCGAGCCAGAGGCAACAGCATTAGAAAAGCCCTGCTTAGCTACTCATGGGATAATAAAGAACAGCCTAAAAAAGATGGGCGAGAAGACCCACTAGATGCTCTGCGCTATGATTGCATTATGTTTAATTGGCATGAGCTACAAGTAGACTCTAGACAATATACACCTAGAGCAAGGGGTGCAGGTTCTGTTAATAATAAACGTAAGGTCAGAGTAGGTAGAGCAAGTAGACAAACTTTTTAGGGCATACTAATGGAATACACTGAGAGATACTTAGCTATAGTTTTATTAGACCTTATAGGCAGTACTGCATTTATTCAGAGCATGGGGGCTATGAGGGGCGCAAGGTGGCTACAGTATCATGATAAGCTTGCTAGGTCTTTAGTGTATCGTTTCGAGGGCAGAGAGATAGATAGGTCTGATGGCTTCCTACTCAGCTTTGATAGGCCCATAGATGCTGTTAACTTTGCTTTACATTATCAGCAGAGCATACCTAATAAAACTAAGCTAGGTGCTCGAATAGGTGTACACTGGGGTAAGGTGGTAGAGGTCAAGCAAGATGAGCTACACACCATGATAGGTGCTAAATCAGTAGAGCTTGAGGGCATCTCTAAAAACATAGCAGCAAGAACCATGAGCTTATGCCAAGCAGGGCAAGTGCTATTAACTGTAGAGGCTATGCAAGCAGTTAAAAGGCGTACTAATACATTTACACCCAAGGGCACCCGCTATGCTTTAGCAGGTGAGTATAGATTTAAAGGGGTTAGAAAGCCTCAACTCATCTATACAGTGGGCGCTACTATTGAGAGTCTACAGCCTCCCCCATCATCAGACAAAGCTAAAAAGATTGCAGGGCCTAGCAAGATCAAGAGCAAAGCTAGAGATAGGAAATTAATAGAATGGCTGTTCTGGGCTCTCTATCGTTTTGCCTTTGCTATGCTCCTATGGTTCTGTTTTGTAGCTATGCCCATCTTGAGCAATAGGCGCTATAGACTTATGAATGAGCTAGATGATTACTTCTATTGGATAGATTATATTATGCTATTTATAACTCGATTAAGGGAGGTGCTTAGTGTCTGATAATAAAACAGATAGAGAGCTAACAAGAGATGAGAAAGCTAAAAGAGGATGGTGGTTTAGTGTAGTATTCTTATTGATCGTTGTAGGCCTCATCCTATTTCTAACTTATGTAAAAATAGTTGATGAGAATAGGGATGTATTAGTAGGCATCCTAGGTATGGTCACAGGCTCGATAAGCAGCATGATGGCTATAGCCTCAGGGCGTGACCCCTCAGAAGTTGAGGAGCTTAAAGATAAGCTTAGTTCAGCCAATGCAGATAGAGAGGCGCTTATTGCTAGGCTAAGAGATGCCCAGATACAGATGCAGTTAAAGAATGATCAATTACTTGAGCTACAAACAGCAATCATTAACAAGCTCAGCCTCTTCAGTGATAAGCCCCCCATCACTACTAAATCAGAGCAAGATGTAGTTTTACATCCTGATGTTCAAAGGTGGCTATAAAAAACCCACACCCTAGGAGAGTCTAATTCTTAAGGTGCGGGCTGTTTGTTCAACTCTGGCACCTTACACTCTTAAGCTTTTTTATGACATAAAATCTTTGTTTGGATCATATACAGATTCATTTTTTCTTGGGGGGGGTAGGGTAATGAATATATATTCATCTGAATCTTCTTTAAATTGTTCTTCAATTTGTTCCTCAATATAATTAACTAAATCACTTACATGACCCCAGCTTTGATGTATAAAAATTAAAAACTCAGCACCGTTTGAAGCAGTAAGCTTAAAGTATTGTTGACCGTACAAGCCTAAAGTTACTAAGTGTTTATATTTTAGGAACTCATAAAAGCCATCTGATTTTTGGTTTTGTATTTGTAGCCATACTCTATCTAATTGTTTATTGTTCATTATTTTTTACTTCACTGTTCTCTCTGTAAATCTTACCCATGATTCTTATTTTCCTCTCAAGCGAGTAAATAAAAGCTTAACCACCTTACCTAGCCTCAAGCTTTTTTAAGCTCGTGGACAGACTAGGCAAGGTGGGTAAACCTACTTAAAACACGCCAATCCCAAAAAGAAAGACTTATCACGTTAACACTGTTAACACTTCAAAGTCAAGCAAAAAAATAGATATATTGCTAAAAACTTTATTTGTGCTTATAATGCTCTTAGAGCCCATTAAATTTAATAGGGGTACTATGAGCAAAGCAGAGAGAAACCCTAAGCACATGAGAGCCCTTGCGCCTCAGTTTAGAACTAGGGGCATTACAGGCACACAGCTCAATGGTGGCACCATTGCAGGTAAAGAGCAAAACCCTCGACTTAGTGGCCTTAACTGGGTTCAAGAGGCAGAGGAGATGCTTAGAACTGACCCTATCGTTAGGCGATCATGGCACATGCTAAGGCAGACCTTGCTAAGTGCTACATGGCGTTTTGAATCAGGCTTAGAGGGTGATGCAGTAGCTGATGAGCTTGCACGTTTTGCAAATGAGGCTTTTGGTTTCGATGGTTACTCTGGGCAGATGAGCCTAAGCTTTGAAGATCAGCTCGCTTATTTATTCGAGTTTGTCCCATTGGGCTATAGATATGCAGAGGAACTGTATAAGGTAGCCCCAGACAGCACAGGGCAGGTTAGAGTGTGGCTAGATCAGTATGCAGATCGTGAGCCATCAGCGCATAACAAGTGGCTCTCTCGTGACTCACAGCAATTAGATGGTGTGGTGCAAAATGTAGTAGGTACTACTTACACACCTGAGCCTATACCTGCTCATAAATTATTACTGCTCACCCTAAATAAAACAGGTTCAAACTTTGAGGGCGTGGGCATGTTACGCCCTGTATGGTGGTGGTGGCGTACCAAGCAGAGAGCAAGCAATCTAATGTGTGTAGGCTTGGATAGATGGGCTGTGCCTACTCCTAAAGTGGTAGTAGATAGATCTCAAGCAGAGATGGCAGGCCTCACAGATGCAGATGTTAACTCTATGATAGATGATGCAGAGGCTCAAGCTCAAGCTTTCTTAGCTACTGAGCAGAGCTATCTAGTAGAGAATAATGTAGTTAAGTTTGAGAGCTATGCAGAACAGCCTAACTTATATGCACAAGGCCCGCTTGATATAATCACTAAATGCAATGCAGAGATTAGTGCTAGCTTTTTAGCTCAGTTTGCTGATCTAGGCAATACTGAAACAGGCGCTAGGTCAGTAGGTGAGATACACCTTAGCATCTTTAGGCGTGCTGCTATTAATCTATGTGATATAGTGGCCTCTGCTATCAGTGGCATAGACAGAAGAGGCGGCGGTACCATTGGCAGATTGATTCGATGGAACTATGGCGCAATAGATGCAAGCAAGTTACCTAAACTCACTCACACTGGGCTTGATACTGATGACCTTGCAGAGAGCATGGGCATGTTACCACAGCTAGTACAAGCAGGTATCTTAACACCTGATGATGAATTAGAGAGAGCTATTAGAGAGAGACTAGGTGCAGGTGACTTGCCAGAGGAGGCGAGCAGATCAGCACTAGAAAGAACAGCCTCTGCAAAGGGTGGCAGTAGTCTAAGTGCTTTCACTGAAAAGCTCATTAGGAGTAAGCGCAATGGCTAAGACTCAAGCCCAAACCCCTGCCCCTAAAAAAGATAGAATTAAGGGCAGTGCTAAAAACCCTAAAGGCTCAGCCTCAGGCAGTAGGGGTGGCATAGACATTAGCAAACAGGCTGAGACTGCTATAAAAAACTTACTCGATAAGCATAATGATAGATATAATGCTAAGAGTAAAAAAGTAGATATGGGCATGCTTAAGGCTGTTTTTAGGAGAGGTGCAGGGGCTTTCTCTGTATCTCATAGGCCCGGTATGAATAGAACTCAATGGGCATTAGCTAGAGTCAAGGCTTTCTTGAAACTTGTAGGCACAGGTGAGAGAAAAAAATCATATAACACAGATCTAGACTTATTACCAAAGGGGCACCCACAAAGGACTGAGAAAAAAGCTGAGATGCTTGCACCTGCTAAATACTCTCATATAGACTTTAAACCACCTCAAGGCGCTCAAGATAATGCTAAGAGAGCATTAGAAGTAAGAGCAAGCAAGCCCCCATCTCAAAGGGGTATGACTGATGTAGGCATAGCTCGAGCACGTGACTTAGCCAACGGTAAAACATTAAGCCCAGATACTGTTAAGCGTATGCTTGCATATTTCGATAGACACGAAGTAGATAAAAAAGGTTCCACGTGGAACATACAGGGCAAAGGGTGGCAAGCTTGGCATGGGTGGGGCGGTGATGCAGGTTATGCCTTTGCTAGAAAAGTAGTTAAACAGATGAAAACTGCAGATGAGAAAACTAAATCACTTAGGGCATATGGTGAGGCTTTGCAATTAGCAGAGCCTGTGCCTACTTATGATGTGCCAGATGGGCTCATTATTGGTAAGCCCTTTAAGACGCTTGCTCTAGGTCAAGTAAGCTCTAGGCTTAATGGCTCAGCTATTGGCTCAGAAATTGATACAAAGATGCTCTCTGAGATGGTGAGAGTATTTAAGTCTAGACGTGATGCAGACCCTGTAATCATTGATTGGCAGCACGCTACATCACCATTTAATGGGGGCTCACCTGCCCCCCCAGAGTCAGGAAATGCTCTAGGTCTTATAGTAGATGTAGAGCTTAGATCAGATGGCCTTTATGCTATTCCTGCTTATAATGAGCGTGGCTTAGAGGTCGTAAAAAATGCAGGTGGTGTGCTTTGGTCAAGCCCTGAGTTTATTGCAGGTGATGTATACACTAGAGATGGTGGTGACAAGATAGGCACAGCACAATTATTAGCAATTACTTTAACCCCACGCCCTGCACAGTCTAATGATAAGATTAGCAGGGTCACACTTTCAGAGGAGCTAGCTGAGATGGATAATCTTGAAGAGCTATCAAATGAGGCCTTACGTGATATGGTGCGTGAGCTTCAAGATGTAATTAAAAACATGAAGGCAGATTCTGAGGCTAAGCTTACAGAAGTTAAAAAAGATGATGATGAGCCTAAGAAAATGGCTGAGCCTAAAGATAATGATTCTGAAAAAATGACAGAAATTAAAAAAGATGATGATGAGCCTAAGAAAATGGCTGAGTCTAAAGATGAAAAAAAGAGCTATAATATGAGTGAAAATTATAATGTTATGCTCTCAGAAGTGACTGCACTGCGTGAGCAAGTAGCTAAGCTTACTGCTGATAAAGAAGCAGTAGAGATGAGAGAAGCTGTAAGCACTTTATTAAGAGAGGGCCGTATTACCCCTAATGAACAAAAGACAGCAAATGATGCATGGGCAGTAAGAGACACACACCCTGCTTTCTGGCAGATGTTTAGCGAACGCCCAGTTAATAGCTCAGTGCCACTTAATCAAGTTGGACATGGTGCAAGTGGTGAGGAGATCTCAAAGGCTACTTTAGATGCTGAGATTAACAAGCTAAAAAAAGAAAAAGGCATCACTTACTCAGAGGCCCTAAATGAATTTAGAGCTAATAACGTTGAATATTATAATAAAGCATATGGAGTAAACTAATGAATAATCAAACTATTCAAACTTTTGTTGCAAGTGGTGCTATTACTGAGTTTGCTTTAGTATCACTTGATGCTGCAGGTAAAGTTAAAATTACAGAAAATGGCACTGAAAAAGCTTGCGTTGGTATTGCTCAGAGAGCAGCCGCAGCAGGTGAAGCTGTAGAAGTAGTTACAGCAGGATTAAGTAGAGCTATTGCAGGTGGCAATATCACAGCTTCAGCTGACCCTAGATTAAAAGCAGTAACAGGCACTACAGGTAAAGTCGAGACCGTAGCAAGCGGTGACTTTGCAGTATGTCGCATGATTCCTAACATTAACCAAACTACAGCAGCAGACAATGATCAAATCTTGGTTATGTTTGTAGGCCCAGTAGTAGTAGAACCTTAAGGAGCCTAAAAAATGGCATCATCATATTCAAATTTACATCCTGTAGACCAAATCCTTACAGGCCTTGTAGCTGAGGTAATCCCTAGTGATGCTCAGCTTATTGCTGATAAGGCGCTTGAGACTATTAGCATACCTGAAAGAAGCGGAACTCTACTAGTAGAGGAAACAAGAAACTTTATGGGCGCAGGCGCAGGCCTAGATCTAGAACGTGCTGCAGGTGCCTCTCGTGCTATGATTGGCTCATTTGACCGCACTAGCCAAACATTTAAAGCTAAGATCTTCTCAGCCTCTGATAGCATTGCTATGGAGGATATCTTTGATAGTCAATATCCCGGATCTGAAGAGGCCCGCATTGCTCGTAAGGTAAGCAGAGTGCTTAAGCTTGACCGTGAGAAGCGCCTTGCAGATCTGCTTTTTAATACAGCTAACTTTAACAATTCTGCAGCAGCTAGCACTTTCGATGCAGCAGGTGCTGAGCCTCTTAGTGAGTTGTTTGATCTTAAAGATACAATCTTCTCAGCAGCACATGGCATTAACCCAGATACTTTAATTTTCGGACGTAAGGCCTTTAGAGCCCTAGCTAAAAACCCAGAAGTTAGAGGGTATGTAGGTGATTCTACAAAGGGTATTGCAAGTGGTAACAAGATCTTAAATGATGAGGCTGTTTTAGCCTGCTTAAGAGATGTACTAGGGATTACTAACATCTATGTAGGACAAGCTTTAAGAGAAACTGCAGTAGCAGGCGCAACAAGCTCAGAGGCAGCTATCTGGGATGGTAAAAAAGTCTTTATGGGTATCTTGCGTGGCTCTGATGCAGTAGTGCAAAAATCAGGAAATGTAAAGGGTATGCCTGTGGCTGCTCTTAATCTTCAATTCTCTAACATGGTAGCAGGCCAATATGATGCGCTTGATAAAACTAGACGCTATGTATGGGGTGAGGAAGTCAATACTTTCCATAAAGTTGATAGCACCTTAGGCCATGTTCTTACAGGCTGTCACTCTTAAGGTTTTGATCTGTGCTCTATTGCTCATGTGGACAGCCTACTATTACCCTGATGAGTGAGGATGCTGATAAGCGTGCTATAGATGATTTATCTAAGCAAGCTCAAGAGGCATCATCTGCCACTATGGCTACACTCATTAGGGCAAGGCGTGATCAAATTAGAGCAGAGATAACAGCAGAGCAAGAAATAGAGAAAGCCTTAAAAAAGTCTATGGCCTCTCTACTCGACACTATAGAGCAGGCTGTGCAGGCCACAGGCCCTGCCTCTATTATTAATGCCTCAGATGATGAGCTCTTGAACTTGCTGATAGCAGGTGGCTTAGGTGAGGCCATAGATGATTTAACTACTCAACAGAGTAAGATACAATCATCAGTAAACAAAGTGCTTACAGCTATTGAACCTAATTTAGATTTAAGTAGCCTAGCACTCTCAGTAGATGAGCTGAGTGCCCAGAATGTAGAGGATATATTTGAGGGCGTAATTGTGCCATCTATTAAACAAAATATAAGAGATAGCTTGAGAGACCTACAGGTTAATGTTCCTCTTAACACTGTTATGAGCAATCTACAACTTAAGATGAATAAAGCGCAGGGTAGACAGCTCACAGAGATTAAAACTAAGATTAGTCAATATGGGCGCGGGCTCACTGCCATGGCATCGGCAGTAGCTGAGCTTGATCATTATTTATATACAGGGCCTAGAGATGGTATTACTAGGCCATTCTGTAAAGCTTTAGTAAATCTAGTGGTAGATGAGAAGCAGATGACTAAGCTAAATAATGGGCAAGGCTTAGCAGTTAAAACATCAGGCGGAGGGTATAACTGTAGACATAGTTGGAGCCCTGTAACAGAATCATTTATTGAGGCTGCTAAGCTTACAAAGGCCACATCCTCAGATATATCAGATGCTAATAAAGGTGGTAAAAAATGATTAAGGTAGCTCGAGGCTCTGACTACATGTTCAAGTGGACAGCGCCACAGCCTGTAACAGGCACAGTAACATTTAATTTATTCAATGGCCCCTCTGGCAATGTAACTGCAAGCATGACTCAAGGGCGTGCAGATGTTACTATTAATGCTATTGCTAATGATAGACGTACACTGACTTTAAGTGCATCAGCATCATCATTATTAGCTGATCAGCAGAGAGCATTTATTATTACTAATGGTGATACCTATTTTAGTGTAACACTATCTAGAATAGTAGGCACCACAGCTATATTAGCAGAGTCATTGCCTCGAGAAATTGACTTAAGCACTAATGCTACTCTACATGTGCCCATGTATTATCATAACATCACGAGTGCTAACCTTAGCAGTAAAGATGGCTATTATAGTTACTCAGTAGTTTATACAGCAGACCTAGGCTCTCAGAATCAAGAGCTAACTGAAAAAGGCATGATCAAAGTAGCTCTAAGACCGTTTGACACTGGGCTTGATCATGCTTCATTACTTCGAACTTTTGCACAGCTTGCAGGTATGATACCTAGAAGACAATCTGACTTTACACCTCAGATTAACTCTGCACTTGATGAGTTATCTATGAATGTTAGATCACATCTCTCAGCAGATAATCTAACAGAAGATGAGGTCTTTAATGCTGAGAGCTTTAAGCTTGCCCATGCTTACTGTGCTGCTGCTATGATTTATGAGCAAAATGCACAGCTTGATTTAGCAGAGGCATTTAGAGCTAGATGTGCTGAGCTTATGGCCTCTGCATTAGATAGTGTAGCATTAGATATAGATGGTGATGGTGTAATAGATGATGGTGAAGAGAATTTATCTAAATCAGGTGGCTCAGCTACTGACTTTAGAGCCTCTTGGAGTAACTACACTAAAAAAGATAATGATCTAACATTTATACCTGCCAGAGGTATGAGACATTAATCATGCCTACTAAGATCAATATAAAAGTACCTCGCACTTTATGGACTGCACAAGATAGCATGAGGCTAGCAAGTAACACGCTAGCGACTATCAAGCTAAGAACATCAGAGGGCATAGATGCTAATGGTGTTAAGTTTGATGATTACTCTCAAGAGCCTATTTATGTAGCTAAAAAAGGTGCAAGGTTAGCCCCTAAGGGTGGCAGGCCATCTAGAACAGGCCAGAGTGTTTATTATGCAGGGGGCTATGAGCAGTATAAAGAGGACAGCAGGCGCAGAGGGCGCAAGGGTAATAATGACTCAGCTCAAGTAGATCTAGTGCTTAGTGGTCAACTCATGAATAATCTAGTTATTAAAGAGGCCACAGCTACGGGCTTTACCATAGGGCTTACTAAACATGTGCAGAGCTACGGCTATCATGTTAATGAGAAGAGAGAGTTTTTAGGCCTCACTGAAAAAGATGTAGATATTTTAAGTGAGGCTGTAGGTATCGAGGTTAGAAAAAAGTTAGGAGTAGCTAAATGACTCAAGGCATATTCTCAGCCCTCGATTATATAGAGAACTTTATAGAGGGCATTACTCCTAAATCTGATGTGCATCATGGTTTTGTGGCTGTTAATAGAGGTGATGGGCTCACAGCCTCATTAGAAAATAGACCACACTCAAATAGATATTTTGAGTTAGAGCTTGATGGGCTAGCTCAGGATGATGGCCAAGCAGGCATAAGCGGTCGCAAGCGGAGCAGAGTAAATCTTAGAGTTAGATATGACCTGCCCACTGATAAGGGCTACTTAATGAGGCTGATTAATGAAGATACAGCTTTTTTAATTGATACCCTCAAGGGCCCTAATTATGACACTATTAATACAGGTATTGTTTCTATAATACCCTTAACCCCATTGCTAGAGCCTGTGCTAGATACACAGGGTGATGCATTAGCTTTTATGCTATCTCTAGCTTTTGATTTATTATATTTGGAGGCATAACCATGGCATCTACAGTAAGAAGCTTAAGTGTAGCCCTTGAGGGCTCAGGTGATTTCGGTTCATTGGGCACTGATGGTATACCCAATGCATCATCACTAAACTTTATCTCAGTTCCCTGTGAACGTGACCCAATCGTTATCAGTGGTGAGCCTGTAATCAGTGAGCGCAATGATGCTAAAGATGGGCCGTACTTTGTGCCTTCTGAGACTGACACTGTATTTAATAGTGCTGGCAATCGAGTGCATAGACGTACAGGTCAAGTAGTAGTGAGAGTTGATCTTACCACTATTGGCAGTGCACCTGCAGACTACTCAGCAAACTACTTAGGCCATTTATTAGGGGCGGGCTTTCAAACTCAAATACCCTCTGCTAATGCTAAAGGCGATGCAGTAAGCTCTGTTACAGATGTAAATACATTTACCCCATCAGCAGCATTTAATGAAGCTGATATAGGTGTTCTACTTAGCACCACTATTGCTGGGCGTGCAGAATACAGTGCTATAACAGATCATGACTTTGGTGGTAATACTGATGTAATTAAGATGAGCCCTGCTTTGAGCTCTACTTCATTCACTACAGTAAGAGGCCTGCAAACTTGGTATGTACCAAGCCGAACAGCAACAGGCACCTTTGCTAGATCAGTAGCATTTAGAATCGATGGTGTAAACTTTAGAAGCTTTGCTTTTGGCTGTGTACTCGAGAGCCTCTCTATCACTCTCGATAATGGGCGCTTGATGGGTGAGTTTACTTATCAATCTGCTTATATTGTGGATGATCATGATAATGCAGTAGGCCCTATCGAGCCTGTATATAATGGAGGTCAAGCCCCATTCTTCAGGGGTGCTTATGCTGTTATTAGTAATGGCTCACCTGCTAGCCTCACTAATGGCACAGCCCCAGAGGCTCAAGGGCGTATTGCTCTAGATGCTGAGGACTTCTCTCTTACTGTAACTAATACACTAACCACATTAGGACATAGCAATAGTATTTTAGCTATGAGTGGTATGGAAATTTCAGATGTAAATGTAGAGCTTACTTTAAATCTAAGCACTGTTAATACTACTATTGTAAATGATCGTTTAAATAGAGTAGTTCGGCAGGTGCTTATAGGCACAGGCCCTGTAGGCAATGGCCTAGGCTGTGCTATTATGCTGCCTGCAGGCATGCTAACTGTAGAGCCTGGAAAATATGAGGTGAGTGGAAATGATATAGTTAGACAGACTCTGACTTATCAGCAGTCACGCTATGCAGGTGATTACTCAGGAGAGAGCACAGGTATTTATGAGAGTAATGCAGGGTGCTCACCATTCAGATTAGGATTAGGTGTATAAGATGGCTTTAAGATTTCTTACTAATGCACATCATACCATAGATGTAGTAGTTACCTGTGATGATGCAGTTACATGCACAGAAGAGCAAAGGGCTTTATATCTAAGTGATGCTAACCAAGAGCATTTAACAGTAGGGAATCAAGCCACTATCTTTACACTCAAAGCACTCAGCCCATCAGACAGAGAAGATGCAGAGCAAAGGGCAGGGGCTTTCTCACGTTCTGAGCTTGGCAGACTGCTCTGGGTAGAGGCACCATCTGAAAAGCTCGAGCGTGCTAAGTGGCACCATGCTCTCAGTGTAGATGAGCGTGAGGCCATGGCAGACTATCAAGCATATATCAGTAGAGTATATATCGAGATGGTAAGAGCTTCTCTTACTCATATAGATGGCGAGCCTGCTTCTATTGATCAGGTGCAATTAATAAGGCCTGATGATGCTAGATCATCTACCATTAGTGAGCTTGTTATTCATATCCAAAGGATAAGCTTGCTAGGTGATGAGGGAAAATAGCACTCGCCTCTGCTATATGGTTAAACCATAGCAGGGGCAGAGCATGGGATTGCTCGCAATGTAAAGCAAGTGCAGGCCTAAGGTCTAAGCGTGGTAATTGCGGTGGCCCATTTAAACAAGGTCTACCTCAATCTCAATCTGATGATGGTGGTTTATATGTTATGGGGTATCGAGTAGCCCCTGACTGTGGTGAGGACTATGCAGACCTAAAAATAAGGTCATGCCCTGTAGCCTCATCTAATCAACTTGCATCAGTTATTCAAGCTTATCAGCGCAATAAAAGTGGGCTGTTATCGTTAAGAGAGAGTTACCCTAATCCAACATGTGCAGTTATTGAAGCTTTAGAGGTATTACATTATAATGCAAATGATGCAGAGCACAGAGCCCATGAGAGGGAAATGAGAGAGGCTAAACAGAATGGCTAATCAAGTAGAGATAGATGTAGTTCTAACAGGTGCTGAGGAAGCAAGCAGGGGCCTTAGTGGAATTGGTGAGACTGCAGGTAAGATGGCAGACCGCTTTAATGATGAGAATAGTAAACTGGGTGAGGGGCTTACAGAGATTACAGGGGGTGTAGAGGAGCTAGTAGGCTCTGTTAAAGAGTTTGGGCAAGTAGCTCAGACAGTGGGCAAGGGTAATAAGATGAGCTTCTTAGCCCTAGTGCCTGCAGTAGGTGCGGTGGCAGGGGCATTATATGGGCTATATGAGGTATTCTTAAATATAAGTGGTGCTGCTGAGGAGGCTGAGAAACAAACTGAGGCTATGGCAGCCGCAGCAGGTGACTTAGAAAGCAAGCTTGAGAGCCTAGCAGAAAATGGTGTAGTGCCTACTACTGATGCCCTTGATAAGTTTATTAGAACTAATGTTCAAGCCCAGTTAGCTAAAGAAGCTCTTCAAGTTAAAGTTGAAAAGCTTAAGGATGAGTTTACAGCCCTACAGGAGGCAGAGGAAAACTTAGAACAAGCTAGAAAAGGTAAAGAGAGCTTTTCATTAATACTAAGAGCACAGGTTCAAGGCGTACATGTTTTAAAACTAGCACAGCAGGATTTAAATGAGGCTACTGCAGTCTATAGAAAAAAAATATCTGAGGTGGCTAAAGCTCACGCTGATGGCTTACCTAAATTAAAAGCAGCAGCAAAAGAAGAAGAGGCTTTAGGTGAAACATCTGCAAAAGCTACTCTAGCAAGAGTTAGAGAAAATATAGCGCTACTTAATACCCTTAAATTAAGAGAAGCTGAGATAGAGACTACAGGCACTGCACTTAAGGTAAAACAGATAGAAATAGGCGCTTTAAAAGAGGCTTCATTACTTAGAGCTAAAGAAAATGAAGAGGATGCAAAAAAGCTTAGTGATATGGAGGCTGATCTTAAAAAGCAGATAGCTAAATTTAACAAGCTAGATCAGTTAGAGAAGCTTAAACAAGTGCAAATAGATCGCACTGAGGCTGAGGCTAAAAAAACTACTAAGCAAGCTATTAGGCGTATTGATACTAGACGCATTAAAGAGCTAGCACTAGAACGTCAAAAGCAAGCAGATCTAAAAGTGCTTAGACAATTAGAGCTACAGGAGATGGAACAAAATGGCGCAAGTGCTCTAAGGCTACTAGCAGAGAGATTTAATGATGAGATTGCTTTAGCAGGTGATAATCAAAATAAAGTTTTAATAGCGTCAAAAAGATTTGAGTTAGCTGTAACTAAATTAGAAAAAGATGCACAAGCTAAGCGAGAGGCCCAGAAAGATGAGCAAGCTAAGCGAGATGCTGAGAGAATTAAACAAGCTCAGATAATGGCACTTGATAGCCTAGAGTTTGATCTACAGATGCAGACTAAGAGCCAAACTTTAGCAGGTCAGTTACCTATTGCATCTAACTTTGAGCAATTAAACCTTGAGACTGCTAAAGAGCTAGACCTTTTAAAGATTCGCTATGATAAAGAGAGAGCTTTAGCAGAGGAATCACAAAAACAGATTACAGAAATTGATAGGCGTGAGGCATTAGAACGTCTAAAAATAAATGTAGACAGTTCTGAGAAAATAATAGAGCTAGTAGGTGAAGTCACTAGGCAATATGGGGCAGGCCTTGCTGAGGCTGTTTATACATCTGCACTTATGGGAGAATCATTAAGTAAGTCTATTGGTGATATTTTATTCGCCTTAGGCAAGCAGGCCTCTGTTGAGTCTTTAGTGCAAATAGCTAAAGGTACTGCAGCCTTATTTGTTGCACCTAAATTAGCAGGTAATCATTTTGCGGCGGCGGGCTTGTTTGCAGGTGCTGCCACTGCTGCAGGTATAGCTGGCAAGTCGCTAGGTGGGGGAGGCAGTGCAAGTGCAGGCGGAGGCGGTGGTGCTAGTCCATCAGGTGCACCTACTACAGCACCACCGCCACAGAGAGAGCAGGCAGAGCAGACATCGATGGTGTTTAATGTTAACTTTGGTGGTGCTGTAATATATGATACTAAAAAGTCTGCAGAGCAAGCCTTAGCAGATAGAATAACCACACTGCAAAACACTCGCAGGCGTGGTGCCCCTAGGAGATTCTAATGCCCTTAAATAATCCTGCGCCTAACTTTGCTCTGCTTGCCTCTTTTGATATGAGGGGTCAATCTGGGCAGATTGTATTTACTCGCAACGGAAATGCTGTAACCTTGCCTACCTATGCATCAGACAGCGGTGTATTTGAAGACGTGATCTTTTTTTTAAATGGTCGGATTAGCTCAGCTACTGTTAATGCTACATCTAATACTAATAACGCTAAGACTTTTGGCACAGGGTGGACTGTATCTATTAACTCATCTGATAAAGTCCAAATAAGTGCAAGTGTTGAGTTTACTGTAACACACACAGGCACTACAGATGCGCTAGGTTTTGGCTCATCTACTGTAAGCTCTATTTATGATGTAACTAATAATGTGTATAGAGCCATAGCCCCTAATGATTGGCTGAGAGGCGTGGTGATTCTAGATAATCTCACTTATAGAATAGATGAGGTAGGAGGGAGCTCTAGCACATTTAATACACCTGCAGTAACAAGTGATGTTCAAGATGTGAGTGTGTGGCTAAGAAGCTCGAGCACATCTGATGTAGATAGCTTTGGGCTTACTTCTCTGCAAGCTTTAGATAATACAGCCACAGGCACAGCTACAACAGATATAACATGGCTGATTAATAATGATGGTTTTACTCAGTGTTATTATAGATCATCACTAGGCGATATCACTTGGAATAATATAGCCATTAGAGATGCATTAGGGTTTAGGGGTGATGAGTCACCTGTAGTAGATGGCACGATAAAAAGGCTCACAGCTACATATAAACCACACAGTCTACTACTACCTAGCAGACCTTACCAAGGGCACCATTTGAGAGCAGAGAATGTAAGCCAGAGTAGGCGCAAAATAGGTGGGGGATATGTGAGCAATTACATAGGCACTTATATAACATCTGTTTTAAGATTTGATTTAGATGCTTTACTAGACAGTCAAGATGACTATCGGCACTTTACAGATAAGTTTTTATCACAATGCTCAGAGGGTGAGAGAATCAACTTTTATCAGTCATGGGGTGATAGTAGACGTTCATTAATTACAGCTAATGTTAATGCAGAACAGCCTGCATATGATGAGCTATACACATCAGAAGATAATGGAGAGCTAGGCAGAATTAGAGGCACTTTAATAACTGCTCAATTTGATTTATCTTATCCATCAAGATTAAAGCGTAGGGTTCCTGTAAATATGGAGATAGAGCACTTATGAGTAATAGCTTTACATCAGACCCTACTTTAGTAGACCCGGGCAGGCTTACAGCATCTCAAACAATACGCACAACAGAGATAGCTAGACTCAGTGATTTAGCAAACTATTGTTTTGCCACAGGTGGCGCTTATAATGTGATCTCTCAGCTTTATGATGATAACTCTTTTTGCACTAATAGTAATACATTCATATCAATGGCTGAGTGGCGTATACCCAGAATAAGTAATCTACATAATACATTAGTTATTAATCTGCAGGCGTTTTGCCCAACGGCAGCCAATGCCACAGCAGAAATAGATTTAGACTTTGGCAGTGTAAAATATACTACTCAAATTAGCCTAACTGATGAGGGTAGATATAATGCATCTTTTAGCTCTGGCACAATTACAGCTACAGGCGTACATGCAGATGAAACTGCTATAGTAAAACTAAGCCTTAAAGCCCCTACAGGTCAAGAGGTGGTTTTGTTAGGAATACAAGCTAATTGGCAAGCTCTGACATCACCACTAACTACAGGTGAGCTAGGTCAACATAATAATACATTTACTCCGCAAGGCCAAACAAGGCAGGGCACAGATAAACCTTTATCTAGTAGATGGGGTGTAGAGATGCTTAATAACCTGAACACTTTAAGGCGTAGGCCTAGAGTTTTGTTTAATTGGTCAGGTGTGCATAATACCTCATCAAGCTCACCAATTAATGTAAGAGGCGCAGCACCTAAAGCAATAGGCAGAGGTGATCTAAGCTCATTTTATAGTGAAGTGGCTTTATTTGCAGGTACATCAGAGGATGATAATTTATATTTAAGAGTTTGGACTAAGTTAAGAAACTATTCATCAGGTGATTTGTTTTTAGATGTGATGGGTAATACACTCACTCTTAATTCATCAGATTGGCAGTCTCATGATATAGAGTTCACAGTAGATGAGGTGGCAAGGTCTAATCAGTTTGGCCTTAGCATGTATCGAGCAGGCTTAGATGATACAAGAGCCCAGATTAATACTGTAAGCTCTACACTTAAGCCCCCATCTGCAAATCCTCATATATCAGGCCTCTGCATTATAGGAGTGTAAACTATGCTCATACCATCAGCATTTAGAAAGCTGTCTAATGAAGCAGGCTGTCATAATGGGCAGTTAGTGATGGGGGGCAATGTTTCACAGATGGCCTCTGCACTGGCTCAGTTATCTCACTGCAAGTTTTTAGGTGAGGCACATTATCAAGTAAGCCACAGCACCTACTCTACAGAATGGGGATCAGAGCAGTATGGTGCTAGACTGCACACAGCTACAAGAGTTTTAAAAAGTTACTCAGGGCAAGATTATCATTTTCTATATCAGAGCACTGCATTAAGTGAGAGGCTTGCTATTATCTTAGTTTATGGCGCTGATGCTTTAGCAGGCACACCTAGTATCATAGCAGAGCTTAGAGCTACAGGCTCAAATAGTTACAGTGGCACAGTGCTAGACTATGGGATAAAATGGAGCGCACCCAATCATTTAGAATCTGTAAATGTGCCCTTTGGTGATGCCCTACCACCTGACTCATGGGCGTTTAGTGGTACTCGAAAGATCAGCGCCCCATCTAACACAAGCCCAGATAGCCCACGCCCTTTATATGTACCCTCTGCTAATAGAGGTGATTTATTAAATATAAAAATCACTATTTCTAGTGTATCATTAACTGCAGTGCACATTTATGATTTATATGAGCTTGAGGTAACCCCATGAGTTTTACATCTGATCAAGGGCGCAGAGTTTTTGCTTTAGAGATTGGTGGGCTCATTTATCGTTATCATAGTGGTGCAGGGTGCACAGGGCTTAACACGCTGATAGCTACAGGTATTAATTATGTAGATGTTAAGGGCATCACAGCAGTAAGCGCCTTTGGTGCATCTATAGATCCATCAGGGGGTATAGGTGAGTATGAGCCTATTAATGTGACACTTAGCATTAATAAGCGAGGCGGAGTATCTGATGCAGGTGTAGTATTTGGCAGATGTGGCGCAAGATCTGCAGGCACTAGAGCAAGGCTTACAGCTAGTGCAGATAGAGATGACTCTACTATATTTATTAATACAGATCTAACAGGGCTTAGTTATCCTAGATTATTGCAGCTAGGTGCTGAGTCAATTAGAGTTTCTAGTGCAACAAGTACTACACTTACTGTAACAGGTGGCAGGGGCTCTGCTAATACACCTCAGCAAAATCACTCTATAGATTTAGAGGGCGTGTCTGTGCCAGAGGTCACCACTGAGATTACTACATTTAGAGGCAGGCGCGCTAAATTGCACTGTGCTCATCAGTATCCTGATGGCTCATTAAGTGCATGGCTTGAGGTGTGTAATGGTTTTATAGAGAGCACACCTGTCATAGAACTTGGTGATAGCATTAACTTATCTATTGTGCCTATGGTCGCACTGATAGACACAGTGGTAACTGATAAAGGACTTAATCAAACTAAGCTACTGCATAATTATCATCACTTTGGAAATAGAGGTAATCTATTAGAATATGGCATGCAGATTAATGCAGAGCCCTATGGATTTAATAGATATGATCTAGATCATAGTTCAACAGTAACAGCATCTACTATAACTGTTTTTGAGGAGAGTACTACAATAGAGCTAGACTATGATGTATCATTACCAACAGGCCTAGATAGTAATGATGAGTTTATATTGCCAAGGCCTCACCCACGCTATCCATTTATTCAAATAAATCAAGGCAATGGGCCTGCATGTTTTCCAACTGCAATTACTAGCACTACTAACTCAGATGGGCGGGCTGTTTACAGTATAGCTCTTAACTCATTTGCTAACTCAGCTAATGCTACTCAGCTAGCCTTAAGCTATTATATTAGTGTGCATGCTAATGTTGAGCTAAAACAGCATGTAATTAGTGGTCTAAAAGAATGGCCTACTGTAATTAATGATACACTAGAATCCGATGGCCCATCATCTACAGCAGGCATATCAGGGGGCTTGATAAGTTGGCGACTCACAGAAGATAATCAAGTTATAGCAAGCAAGCTGAGTCAGAGTGGCGTGCCTTGTAATCTGTATCTTTGGACTAATCAAGATGCATTTATTAATAATAATGAGCCTTGGCCCTTTGCTAGAGCTTTTGATGGTAATCAGTCGAGCCTAGCAGCATCTTCACAAAATAGAGTGTGGTACCCAATAGATTTATCTAAAGAAGATCAAGCGCCATTTGAAGACTACAGAGGCACAGCAAATAGAGAATCAGGCTATTATGTTACTATCAAAGTTGGTGGCACACAAACTACTAAAACACATCAGCTAAAAGATGTGGCTTTAGCCTATTATCAAATAGATGAAGATAGAATCCTAACAGAGGGTAGCTTAGGTTTACCTAGCACAGCCACAGGTGAGCTATTTGATGTAGTAGTGAGTTATTATCACAGAGAGTCAGAGGGCATTAGAGAGCAAACCTTTAAAGCTACTCATGAGAGTGTAGCAACGTTCAATGGTGTAAATGTAGGTTACTATATACACATCAACAGATCATTCTTAACAGACTGTGTGAGCTTTGGTGATTGGGCCACAGGTGAGAGAGCACTAATTACAAGAGGTGGCCGGTTTCAAAATGAGCGCATAGGTACAGCACTTTTACAGCTTCTTAGCAGTGGAGGTGGGGGCACTGTTAATAGCACTTATGATGTATTTAATGTGGGCTGTAATCTTGATCTAGATCATATAGATGAAGACAGCTTTTTAAGCATAGATGCTGCAAGCCCATTTACAGTATCTGGGCAATTTTCAGGCGTGGGTGCTAATGTAAGAAACATTATCAATAGCCTGCTTAAGCTCATTGGTGCTGTGATGATCATGAAAAGATCTGAGACCGGTGCTAGTCAGATAGCATTAGTGCCCATAGGGGCTGAGAGGTCTGCAGATGTAGCATTAGAAATTAGTGCTGGTGATTGGCTTACAGAGCCTGCGCCCACTTGGGATAATTATGAGGATGTAGTCACACAGATTAAATATATGTATGACTATGATGTTCAAGAGGATAAATATAAATCTGAGGTTTTCTTCAATAATCAAGAGGCCATCTCTCGCTATGGAGGCGAACGGTCACAGATTACTTTAGAGCTTGCAGGCATAAGCTCTGATCAATTTGGGCGAGGTGCAGGCAATGTATATGCAGAGTTTTTACCCACCTCGGCCCGCATCTTTAATCTACTATCTAACCCCTTGAGGATGTGGCGTGGCTCTATAGGCACAGGTCAAAGCTCACTATTAGACTTAGGTGCATATGTAAAATGCTCATCACCTCACCTCAGAGACTATTCTGATAATTATGGGGTTACTGATGGCATTGCAATGGTTCGCTCTATTAGACAGGAGCTAATGAGTGAGGGCTGTGAGCTTGAGCTTATTACCACTGGCTTAACTGCAGTGGCTTGGAATAGCTCCGCTACAGTAGCCACAATGCCTACTACTACTACAGTTACTGTTAATGCTAATGACTTTAGCTCAAGCTCTATATCAGATGTGAGCTTTTTTGCAGTGGGTGATGTAGTAGACTATGTGCCAAAGGGTGCACAGGACACTGCTATAACTGGCCTAACTATTAGCGATATAACAAGCAATACTATCACCTTTACAAGTGCTCACACTATATCAGTGGCAGGTGGTACACTCGAGCCTACTACCTATGCTAATGCAAGTGATACCCATAAATCTGATGCTTATTTAGCATCAAGCTCAGACTTACTTAACTCTACAGATGATGCAAAGGAATACAACTAAATGCCAACTAAAGCAGAATTAGAAAAGCAGATTCAAGCTCTTGTGCTAAGGGCTGAGAGCCTTGAGGGCGACATTAGGCGTACTAAGCGTGCTCTAGGTCAAGCTCATTTAGACATGAATGTTACAGTAAATGAGGGGCATAATCATTTAACCCCTCACGTTTCAGAGCATGCCCGCAATGCTATCGCCAGAGCTAAGGCAGAGCTTGACTCTGTAGTCATAGACCCATGCTCTAGAATAGATATTTATATTAAATCTACTCAGGGCATTGGTTGGAGCTGGGTTGAGCCATACACTAAAAATGGACAATTTGCGTGGTGTGGTGCCTTTGCTGCATTTTGTTATACTAATGTAAATATGCAAACTAAAAAGAAGATCTTTCCAAGCTGTTATAGGATGTATTCTAACTGGGCTAAAACATCTCGCAAAGTCTCTATTGAGACTATAGAAGCAGGTGATATTGTCGTCGTGTATACATCAAAAAGAAGTGTTCAGGGTGATCACATAACACTATGTGTAGATGCATCAACTGCTAATGATGGTTACATAACTACTATTGAGGGCAATGCTCATGGCACCTTAGGCAATGGCCAAAAGGGTGAGGGCGTTATTACTCGACAGCGTGAGCTACACGAGGTGGCACATGTATATAGATTGCTTGGTCTAGACTTTGATGAGTGATCAGCAAGCGACATTGACAAAAAAAGCAGGCGGTCGAAAGGCATTAGCTTTTTATAGTGCCCTTGCCTGCTGTTTTATTTTAGCTCTATTAGACAAAGCACATGCAGAGGTTTTAGGATTGATTGACACATTATTCTTTATTTATGCCGGTGCGAATGTCATGGCAAAGCGACAACTACAACCACAAACAAAGGACAGATCAAATGAGTAAACTCGGAGTTCAAAACCCAATTACAGCCGGTCAAGTGGTCGGCGCTTACAACGCTTCAGCAGTAAACGACACTGACTGGCACACTTTAACGAGCAACAGTTTTTATGATATTGCTACAGGTACACAATTTACCGATGGTCTACAGTTTGCCTATGTTGCGATTATGTCTGATGCCTCAGACCTAAGCTTTTTTAAACTGAGAGCAGCAGACAGCTCAAGCGATGGAAAAACAAATACAGACGGTGTTATTCCTGTTTTTGGTGGGTTCGACATTGATACACAAGCAATTCAAAATGTGATCACTTCAATCGCATATGCTAAAGCCTCAGCTAGTGACAAAGCTGTCATTTATGCTGGATTCAATAAATAAGGAGAAAATAATTATGGCTATTTCATTAGGTGGATTTTCAGGTGGTGGTGGTGGAGCAGGCTCAGACACTCTTGATGATGTTACAGGCAGAGGAGCAACAACAACAAATGCAATCACCGTTGGTGGTGTCTCCATCGGTTCAGCTTTTAGTCTGCCTACTTCCGATGGTTTAGCAAATCAAGTTCTTCAAACAAATGGAAGTGGCTCTTTAAGCTTTGCAACTTTGGACTTCACTGGAGGCCTTGAATACAAAGGCTCATTCAATGCAACAGCAGGTACTCCAAGTCTAGCAACTGCTCAAAAGGGCGACTATTACAAGATTGATACAGCCGGAACAATTTATGGACAAACATGGGCCGTTAATGATTCACTGATTATAAATGCAGATATGGGCGGTTCAATCACAAATAGCAAGATTGATAAGATCGACAACACCGAGCCGACAAATGTTCTGATCACTACTAATAATTTAAGCGATTTGGACAACGCTACAACAGCACGAACGAATCTTGGACTTGGCAACGCAGCAACGCTGACCACAGGTGTGGCGAATGGAAACGTGATTGTAGCGGACTCTACTGGACTTCCTGCGATTGATGGTAGTCAATTGACAGGCATAACAGCGACCGATTCAACTAAGTTGGCTATTGCTAACAACTTAAGCGATTTGGACAACGCTACAACAGCACGAACGAATCTTGGACTTGGCAATGTTGCAACGCTGACAACAGGTGTGGCAAATGGAAACGTAATTGTAGCTGACTCTACTGGACTTCCTGCGATTGATGGTAGTCAGTTGACAGGGATCACAGCGACCGATTCAACTAAGTTGGCTATTGCT